GTGTGGCGATCCCCACCCGCTTCTTTCGTGACAGGGGGGGGGATGGGGTTCTCGACCGATCGCGGGCCGGCTTTATGTCATCAGCTGCGGTCCCTGAAAAAATCGCAAGGGATTCCAACCCGCGCAAGCCGCACCCCTTGATACTCGCGATCCTCCAGGGCGGCACGAAAAAAAAGCGGCTCCAGAATTATCTGGAACCGCTTCCCTGTTCGGTCATATTTACTTTTGAGAGCTCCGCCACGATCCGCTGCTCCCGTTCACTTAATCCCCAGCGTTCAGCGGCAGCGCGTTCAGCGGCAGCGCGTTCAGCGGCAGCGCGTTCAGCGGCAGCGCGTTCAGCGGCAGCGCGTTCAGCGGCAGCGCGTTCAGCGGCAGCGCGTTCAGCGGCAGCGCGTTCAGACAGCAGAAACCCGCTCCCGAAAATGCTCTTCCCTGTTTTCTTCTGCGCATCCAGTCCGCCCACCTGGACGCACTCCCGCTTCGGCAGCCGGTACTCTATGCCGTACCTCGTCCACCTCTGGACCATTGCCGCGGTGATAATATAATCAGGGTACTCATATTTCGGCAGTTCCTTCTTGTCCGCATTCAGGATCTGCTGCATCGTTTTCTCCACGGCCTTATATAGATCCGGGCTTGTCCTCACCCGGCAGCTGTCCAGATTCGTGATAAAGCTGGTTTTGACGTTCGCGCCGTTCGCATATGTGATGTCGCACCCGGCCGCGATATATGTCACATCCAGCCCACGCCCGGAGAACAGCGTCAGCGCCGGAGCAAACAGAAAGAACCGGATCCCATGCTTGAGATAGTAGCGCAGGATCTCGGCCATGATCGAAAACGGCGGATTATCTACGACCACACACCCGTCCGGATACTCTTCGGCCTGGTAGTCCCCACCTGGCCAGAACGGCCGCACGAAGGTCTCCCGCTGCAGCCCATACTCCCTGGCCACCCATTCGGCGACCGTGTCGTATATTGCCTCCGGTGTATAGCAATCGTCCGTCGTTTTCTTCGGTTTGAACTTTTCCTCAAATGCGGAATAATTAGCAGAGGCGCTGGCAGCCTCCAGCGCCAGCGCCTCATCCATTCCTATCTGAATAATTTTCATTTTTCGCTCAGATCCTGATCGTCTTCCGGATCCTGGTCGTCTTCATAATCATAATATTCCCACGGTTCGTCATCATCGACCTCAGGGAGGCCACCGAGGGATGTCATCATAGAAAGGACAAAGGCCACCCCACTCACAGAGAGTACACGGCGCCAGTCCACCTCTGCCATCGTCGCTCCGACAGTAATAGACGCCGCCGCCGTCTGTGCGAACGTCTTCACCGCCCGGATCAGCGCCGCCTTGGCCCATTTCGCCCAGTTCCTTTTCCCCATGTCCTTCATTCCTCCTGTTCTTCTCTCTTGGTCTTTCCTTCCAACGCATCCAGCCGGTGAGTGTTGCTCTTGCTCCTGGCTTCCAGTGCGGCCAGCCTCTCGCCGTGGCTGCTGATCTCCTGCCTCAGGGATCTGGTCTCCACCCGGATCTCATCCACCCCGCCGATCAGCGTGTCCAGCTTCGTCTGGATGATGGCAGTCGTGGCTGCCTCCGTCCTGGTGTCCTTCCTTCCATTCAGCGTCAGGCCGATAACGGCCACCAGGAAAGCCCCCAGGCTAATAAGCGTGCTTGTGTCCATCCATGTCACCCCCTCAGCCCCAGCAGGTCGCCGATCTCGTCGTATATGGCCTCCAGCACGGTCCGGTCGACGCTGATCATCTTGCCGACAGCCGTGTCCTTGTCGATATACTGGGCCATGACATAGCCGGACGCCCCGCCATAGCTGACCTTCAGCCAGTCCCCGTCCTCCTGGGTGACAGCGACGACGGTCCCCACCGGCAGCTGCATGATCCGCGCCGCCTTGGTATTTGGCGCCTGCCTCATGTTGAGCATCCCGTCACCGATCACGACACCCTGATAGTTAACCTCTGTTCCCACTGGTATCCCCTCCTCTTCCTTTTCCCTCGCCACCAGTCGCGGCCACCCATAAAAAGCCCATTTTCCCAGGCTGGTGTCCATTTTCGGCTTGGGCGTGGTCATATGCCGGATCCGCAGCGGCCGCACCGACACAACCACGCCCACGTGATAATAGTCCCGCTTGTCGTGCTTATACCGGTCCGGCAGCGCGTACCCATCCTCTCCTGGCTCTTTCGCCTTAAAAACCAGATCTCCGGGCGTCAGGTCCACGGTCCGCCGGATCCTCGCCAGCTCCCTGACCTCATACCGCGCCGCGTAGTTGCTCCCGTGGGTGCCGTGCCATTGTCCGCCGGCCCGCCTGATTGCGCCGATAATAAGCCCGATGCAGTCGCACAGGTGATCGTCTCCCGAGTGCCCCTTCTGGTATCCGGGCTCCTCCGCGGCGATCTCCTCGACCTTTGAAAGAAAAACCTTCGCGCTGACCATTCCCCGCCTCCGTCACGAATACTTCCGATACGAATTTTCCACGTTTTTCATGTCCATCACGACATAGCCCATGGTCGTGTCCACCTTATCGTGCCCGGCCAGCTGCCTGACCTGCTCGACCGGCATCCCGTGGTTAACGAGACTGGTGATAGCCGTCCTGCGGAACTTGTGCGGATGCACATGCGCCACCCCGGCTCGCCGGCCCAGCTTGTTGAGCATCACCCGGATCCCGTCGGGCTCCAGACGCTTCGCGCCCCTCAGCCCCACAAAAAGCGCCGGATCGTCGTCCGTCCGCTGCGCCAGATACTCCCGGATCCGCATCCCGGCCACGGCGTCCATGTAAACCACCCGCCACTTGTTGCCCTTCCCGTGCACGGTGCACTGCAGCCGCTCCAGGTCCACGTCCGCCCGGTTCAGCCCCGTGACCTCGCTGATCCGGCAGCCGGTGGCCCGCAGAAAATGGAAAATGGCGATATCCCGCGGATTTTCGCACGCGCCCCGCAGCTTCTCCAACTCGATGTCCGAAAAGACCTCTTTGACTTTCTTCTCACACCTCACCTGGCCGATATTCCCCATAATGTTCCGCGGGATCAGCCCGTCCCGATGCAGCCACCCGAAATAGGCCCCGAAGACCTCCCGGTATCCCCGGATAGTCGAATCCGCGATGCCGCGCTTCTTTTCGTCGGCCAGATACCGCCGCACGTGGTAGGTCGTCATTCGCCCGGTAGTGACACCGCTGGCCCGCAGCAGTCTCCCCAGGATATACTCGTACCGCTCCAGCGTTTTCGGCGACCGTCCTTCCACGCGCATGGCCTCCAGGAAGGCGCTCAGCATATAGTCGCTCCCGGTCTCTTCCGGTGCGATCCGCTCCAGCGCGTAATCGCACAGCAGCTCATCCACCGCATCCAGGACCGCCTCCATCGCCTCGCAGCTCAGTCCCGCCTTCAGCTTCTCCTGCAAATCCCGTTTAAAAAGCATAATCGCTTCCGCCGACATCTTTTCGCCCTCCTGTCTGATGATGTTCCCCTTTTAAGGGGCTGTTTTCATTATATGCCCCTTTTGGGGGGTTGACAAGAGGGAGAAATAAGATTATTTTAGTTTTCTGGAGGTGTCGGCATATGATCGAATACCTGGACATCCTGGGGAAACTCTCCGCTGCCGGATACAGCACATACCGGCTCCGGAAGGAGAATCTGATCCCCGGCAGCACCCTGGACCGCCTGCACAGGGGCGGTCCGATCTCCACGGTGACCATCGACACGATCTGCAGGCTGTGCGAGTGCCAGCCCGGTGATCTTCTGGCCTACAGGCCGGACGATCCGGATCCGTAGCTACGATCTCACCGCAGCAGCGCCCCAGGCGGCTCATGAAAACCGCCTGGGGCGCTTTTTGTCAATAATAGTCTCTGTAATGCTCCTCGATTTCCCGCAGCGCCCGCCGGCCCTGCTCCCGCTGCTTCCGTGCCCGCTCCTCGCGCTCCCGGTCCTCCGTAACGACGGCCAGGAAGCCGAGGAACATCAACGCAGCACCTGCCCCAGCAAGAAACCCCAGAACAAACCAAATCACTCCCCGTCCTCCCCTCCGTTGTCGTTTAAAGTGTTATTTAAAAAACGAATTAACCGCCACTATAATGGCACATATCGCGATCCATACAAGACATATTGATTGGCCTATCTCTAAAGCGCCAATGTCGTGTACATAGGACGAGATTTTAATAATCGCCTCGGTTTCAGCACTCATATTAACCTCCTATTTAAGAGCGTTTCTTCTTGATGTAATAATCCATTCCAACAAGGCCAACCACAAAAGCACAAACGCGAAGCAACCACCATGCTAAAAAAGTCATTTCTGCCCTCCGTTAACCGGAATAAATTCATCGTTGTGTTATTTCAGAAAGATGACATTACGCAACGGTAACATTCGATTCAGCAACGCATGATACGTTTCCAGAATCGCTTACATCAACACCGCCAGAAACATTGCTTGTAATCACGCCGCCTGTTGTACCAGTAAGCACGATTTGAGCAGAACCAGTTGAGTCTGTGTTCGGCTGAATGTTATTTCCTGTAACAATCGGATAAAGCGCATTGTCAAGGCGAATTGCTCCAAGCGTGTTGGTATAAGCGTTTTCAAACGCACCGATAATATTGTTTGCAATCACAGCATGTTGCAGTTTCCCAGAATCAGCCGTACCGCCTTCGGAATGAATCGGAACGGATGTGCCTGTGAAATTGAGGAACACATTCCCGTTCACATTCAAACGCCAACCGCCTTCTGTACGCACTCCGGCATATGCACATGCCTTGAACGTGTTTCCGCTGATGATGCTGTCTGTATCCGTTTCGCCGTTCCCACGGAAATCGAATCCGAAGCACCCACGGCGGCAATTGTTAATCTGGTTACCCTCAACCAGAACACGATGATTGTTAACGCACCAATAGATGCCGCCACCGCCCCAGTTATAATTACGATCCTCGGCAGGAGCAGCGTTTCCGCAGTTATCCAAAAGGTTACCACGGATAATCACCTTGTCGCAGGAAGTGCCAAAGTGGATTCCCTTCCATTTTACGTTTTTCACGATGCAATCTTCTACCCACGCATCGCCAGAACCCTGTACGCTGATACCATCTTGGGCAGAACCGTCAATGGTAACACCGATCACACTGAAATCATTCTGCGGAGCGTTTCCGGATTGTGCGGTTTCATGGATAGGCGAGATTGTGTAAACATACGGTTCATTTGCGTTTCCGCACGGCTGAAGCGTAATGTTTTTGATTGTGATATGCTCCGAAGGACGTTTGACAGTTTCGATAAGCGAGAAATCCGTGAACAAATACGAACCGCTGGCATGTGCAGAAACCGCACCGCCATCTGTTCCGTCACTGGTGAATCTGGATGTATCAAATGTGATTGTTGACCCGGAGATAGCAGTAATATCTGCGTGTGTGTCCGTGTAACCAGCGGAATTGTTCGTGTAGATTGTGATTTCCTGCCCTACTGCAAGCCCCACCGTACTGGCAACCGTGCAGGAGTGCCCACCCTGTGCCAGATTTGCCGTGATTGTTGTTACTGCACAACTGCCCGTTGCGGGATTCCCGGCGGCGTCTGGAAGCACCGCTGATGCATTTTTGAGAATTGCACCACGATCTGCATCAACGCACATATTGCTTTCAAGCACAAGACCTTTTCTTGTGAGATAGGTGCAGTTTCCTGCGTTGTACGGGAAAAACAACGTGCCACCAGCAACACGCACAACCTCAAGCGCCTGCATGATTGCGTTTGTATCATCCGTTGCTCCATCACCTGTTGCCCCATAATCGACAACGTTTACGATAACACCAGACGAACCGCCACCGCCTTCGCCAATCTGAATGTTTCCTGCGCCAAGGATGGAAGTCCCGTTAATGGTTTTGATGGTTGTGCCGGATTGCAGCGTATTCTGCTTTCCTGCCAGTTCGGTTGTGTCGGCATAGCGCACCCAGTTTCCAACACCGCTCATGCCGTTTGCTGTATACCATTTACTTGCTGTTGCATCATAGTATTTCTGGCCGATAAACCGCGGAGTGATTGCCGGAGAACCGTTGCCGTGTATTGTTTCAGGGTACGGATTGACATTGTCGATTGTCAGAGCGCAATTGTAGTAAATGTTTCCGGCACGGTCGTAGATATAATCTGCATGGAAATCTTCCGGGCGAATATCGACAATAACGTTCTCAGCAGGAATCGGATTATATGCGTATGGAGAGGTGTTGTTATACCGTGCTTCTGGAGCAACATCACCACTTGTACCGAAACGGAGCAGCGTGATATTGAAAAGAGGTCTTACCCTCAGTCCGTCAAACGTGTTCAGCTTGCTGATGGTATCATCGGTCATTGTTACGGTTGCAAGCAAATTCCCATTGACGTACGTACTCACAATATGGTTTTTACAAATGTACATCACGTGGTTGATGCCATCTGCAAGATTTGCAACTACAAAGTTCGAAACATACTGTGATCCAATCATAAACGAGAAATTATTCCGAAGGATACGGATAAACGGAGCAGTGTTAGCATTTGATGCTTTATGAAACGAAATCAGCATATCATTGCTTGATGCCGATGTTGGGATGTTTGCATTGTTAAAACACATCTCAAGAAACCAGTCAGCAGTAAAATCCATATTGAAAAATGACTGGTGCAGAATCAGTTCGTCTGAATGCGAAGCAATACCGAAATTGTATTTCTCCTTCAGTAACGATTCTGCATTTTTGATCCGTTTCGTATTTACAACTCCGAAATACGAAGCCCCCATAGTGGCAGTTTGTGCATTCAGAATAACTGCCGTTGTATCGTCGTTTTTTACAACGTACTGATAATCGTCCAAAATATATGCATCATTGCTGGTGTAAGGCGACCTCCACAGTACATTGTTGTTATCGTCAACTTCCATGATCGTTGACCAGTTTGAATACCCGGATGCGCTTGGCATGTTCAGCGTGAACACATCGCCCTTCTGAGCAGGAATACGGATTGTTGAATTGCCTACCGAATTTCCAAGAGTTGCCACACCGTTTGTAATAATATACCGCTTATCGGGCAACCATCCTGTGATTTTCCCAGTTCCTGTGATAGGCTGAATTGTGCTTATTGCGCTCATTAATGAGTTTCGCTCGGTGGCAGATTTGTCGGCAGACCAGACTTTTGTCGTATCACCAACCCCGGCGGTATCGTCAATAATGTTGCTAAGTTCCTGGGCGCTCTGAGCCGCCGCAGCTGCCGATTGAGCAGCTGCAGTAGCTGACTGGCTGGCTGTGCTGGCGCTCTCTGCCGCTGCCGAAGCGGACCCCGCCGCAGCCGAAGCGCTTCCCGCAGCCTCCGTCGCGGATCCATCCGCCGCGGCCGCACTCGCCGCCGCTCCCTGGGCGATGGCAGCCGCGGCCCCGGCGCTCTGCTGCGAATCCGCAGCGGATCCGGCAGCTGCCCGCGCGCTGGTGTCCGCCGCGGTGGCGCTCCCCGCCGCCGCCCGCGCGTTATCCGTCGCCGTGGACGCGTATCCGGCCGCCTGGCTGGCGCTCCCCGCCGCCGCAGTGGCACTCCCGGCAGCGGCCGAAGCGGATCCCGCCGCAGCCGTCTCCGATGCCTTCGCGGCCCGCTCGCTCACGCCCGCCGCCGTTGCGCTCTGGTCCGCGCCTTCCCGGCTGGCCAGCGCGTCCTGCGCGCTCGTAGCAGCTGCCGAAGCGGATCCCGCCGCGGCCGTTTCGCTCGCCGCCGCGGCCCTGGCCGCGTTCCCGGCCGTGATGGCACTGTCCGCCGCCGTCTCCGCGTATCCTTCGGCCCCGGCCTGCGCGCCTTCCGCCGCCGCCTGGGCCGCTTCCGCCCGCGTGACGCCGTCATTCAGCGCGCTGATGGCCTGGTCAAAGGCGCTCTGCTCCACGGGCGTCGGCTCCTGGTCCGTGATCTGCGCCCGCCGCTGGACCGGGATCTCGACCAGGTATGTTGTGAGCCCCGTGTCGTCCTCCGCGATGTACAGCCAGGCATAAATGGGCGCCGCCGTCTGCGCGTACATGTCCGGCACCGCGCACTCCCCGCCGCTCCCGATCATCGTCACGGCCTCGCCCATCATGCTCCTGGAAAAATGCACCTGGAAGGTCTCCGGCAGATCGAACCCCTCGAAAGCCAGTACATGTCCGACATCATACTGCCAGATAGCCTCCGTCCGAAAGGCCCGCCGCGCGGTCTTCTTGACCACGATCCGCTTCTCGTTTTCCTGCATCCCTGTCTGCCTCCTTGCTCATTCGGATAACGCTGCGCTCATTTTGATCAGGTCGACACCGGCCAGAGCGTGCTGTTCAGCCCGTAAAGGATAAATCCTCTGTATATGGTCCCGTAGGTCGGGTCCGCGGGCAGGACCGACGACGCGGCCACGCCCTCGCCGTCGCGGTACAGCGCGTGGCTCAGGGTCCCGTCCGGGCCGGTGATCTGCGCGATGACCAGCATGTTCGCCATCGGCTCGTATCCGCCGTAGAATCCCGCCAGCCGGGTCCCGGCCGGGATATCCGCCACCGCCTTAAAGCAGTACGTCACCAGTACCAGCGGTCCGAACCGGTACAGCGCGCAGCTGTTCCCCAGCCGCTCGGCCAGCCCCCGCTCCACCAGCGGCAGCGGGTAGTTCCCGCTCAGCTCCAGCACCTGATAGGGCAGCACGTCCGCCAGCTTCCCGGTCATGCTCGCCTGGATCGCGGCCACGTCCGCCGCCGCGGCCGCGCCGATATTCTCCCGCGCGTATCCCTTATGGGTGTCGTCCAGCCCCTGTCCCTGGGTGTATTTCACGTTCTCCGTCCCGATCCCGTCCACCGTTGCCTTCAGGGCGTCCACGTGCGCCTTGATGGTCTCCGGCGTCGCGGCCGTCCCGTCGTATACGATGTCCGCCGCCGTCCGCGCGCCGATCCCGTTCACCGTCGTCCCCAGGGCGTCCACGTGCGCCTTGATGGTCTCCGGCGTCGCGGCCGTCCCGTCGTAGGTGATGTCCGCCGCCGTCTTCCCCGCGGCAGCCGCGATCTGGCCGTCCATCTCCGCGATCTTCGCGCCGATCGTGTCCGCCGTGCTTCCGCTCAGCGGGATGTCCGCGCCCGTCCGGGCCTGCAGCGCCGCCACCGCGTCCGCGATGCTCTCCGCGCCCTCCGTCCCATTCACCGGCACGTCCTCGCCCGTGATCTCGATCTGCCCCTGGTTGTCCTGCGCCTGCCCGTTGACGCTGATGACGACGCTCCCCGCGTCCTGCTTTCCGGCCAGCGCCCGCCCGACGGCCGCGGCGTCCGCCGCCTGCCCCTCGATCGTCAGCGTTGCGTCCACCGGCACGCTCAGGGTCGTGCTGCTCCCAACCGTAAAGGTTACGCTCTCATTCAGTTCCGACATATTACACCTCCGCGATGACGTCCTTGACCACAAAACTAAACCGCTCTTCCCGCGTCCGCACGGTGTCCCCGTCGACGGCGATCCGCTCGACCCCCAGCGCCTCCTCCAGCGCCAGCAGGTCCGCCACGTCCGACGTGGGCGGGTCCGCGATGCTCCAGTAGGCGTTAATCAGCGCCCGCAGCTCTCCCTCATAGGTCCCCGCGGGCCAGGTGTCCGTGTCCGCGTTGTGGAACTCGATGTCCGCGATCCCGTTTTTCCCTTCCCGGTCCAGCCGGTAGGCCCGCTTCAAGACCACCGCCCCCGCGGCGTTTTTAATGGAGTACAGCATCCGGTCCGCGCTGGTCCATTCCGCGCCGTCCTCCCGCGCCACGGTCACGGTGTAGCTCCCCGTGTCTCCGCGGTGCATGACGATGTCCCCCTTGGGGTACGTGATATCAAAGGACATTTTCCCCCTCCTTCCGGTCCGCCGGCGCTTTCTGGCCTTCCTCGCCCTTCAGGCCTTCCTCGCCAGCGGTCCCGCCATCCTTTCCCGTCTCCGTCTCCGTCCTGGCCGCCGCCACGGCGTCACGCAGCGCCCGGATATTCCCGGCGATCATGATCAGCTGCTCCCGCAGCTCCGTCTCCCGCATCGGAATCCGCAGCTCGCCCATTTGCTGCAGCACCAGCTCCAGTACCTGCAATTCGTTCATGTGTCCCGTCCTCCTCAGTATCTGACCAGAATACTGGCTGCCGACGTGCCGCCTAAATTCGTCTTGCACCCGAACCAGTAATAGCTTTCGCTCGTCAGCGCCACGCCGGCACTGTTGTAAATCCGGCCATAGTAAATCGCGTCATTCGTTCCATACGCCTTATACATCCGGTAGCTCGTCCCGCTGTCCTGCCCGGCGTCGTATCCGTCCTGCCATACGTCGCTGGCGTCGATCCAGACCTCCTGGTGAAACCCCGTACTGACGCCGTTGCTCCCGCCGTTTTCCGTCGCGTATACGTAGATGTCCTGCCCGACGTATTTTCCGATCTTCCCCACGCTGCCGCTCTGCGACAGCTGCTTGAGCTGGGTCTTGTTGGGCGTCAGGCTGCTGTCTCCCTGCGCGGTCACTGTGTAAGTCCCGCCACTCCACTGGCCGCGCAGCGAAGTGGCTTTTCTAAAAGTTTTTTGTGACCCGTCTATGTAGGATATGGTCATAGCGCTTCCGTCAATGGTAATATCTGCCACTCTAAGCTGCCTGGCGTTTACCATCACATAGCCTGTAATGATTCCAGCGCTGCTTATCGCTGTTGCATGCCCACTCGATACAAAGTATGCGGGGCGCAGAAAATGGATTTGTTCCCCCCGCACGCTAAACACGTTATTAAGGGTTGTATTGCCGTCCAGGGTTATTTTATCCGCGGCAATCTTGATGCTGCTCGACAGATACCCGTTTTCGTCCGTGACGGCCGCCTGGATCGCCGCCCGCCTGACCTTCTTGTCGTCACCTGTTCCCTCGACCACCAGAGAGATGTCTTTCTCCGTCTGGTCGATCCGGCTCTGCGCGGTCACCAGCCCGTTGTGCGTCTCCGTGACCGTGTTAAAAATCCCGCGCCCGTTGACCGTGATATCCGAGACCCGGCTCCAGTTGACCTTCCCGCTCGGGTCCCGCCCGATGATCGCCTCCGCGGTCATGGAGACGTGGTCCTCCGTGTCGGTAAACCAGGCGTGGTCTTCCTTCGCCTTTTTGCTCCCGGCGCGCCCGCCCTTTTTGGCGGTGCTTGAGCTCCCGGTGACTTCCTTCCGGATGATCGTCGCCACGTCCGTCACCCGGTTGGCCAGCGTCGCGGTGATGTCCTCCGGCGCGTTTTTTTTATCTCTCCAGCTGACCCGCACGACCCGCTCGTTGATGATCACGCCGGTCTCCGGCAGCGGCACCTGGCACATCCGCCCCGGCCGGATCCGGTCCAGATCCTCTCCCGTGGCGTCCGCCAGCTCCAGCCCGGTCACGCTGATCGTCACCGTCGGCACACAGTGCCGCCGCAGCCGGTCCTCGGCCCACGCCCGCAGCATCGCCTCATTGTCGATGCTCTGGTTCGTCTCCGTCCGCGTGATGATCCCGTATACATCCTCGTTCTGGCTGACGTATTCCCCGGTGATCCGCAGCTCCTCTTTCCCAATCGGGTAAAACCGGGTGTACATCTGGCTCCGGTCCACGCTCTGCCGCAGCGTCCGCAGGTTCCGGCCCGCCCGCATCTCGCAGATCTTGTCCGCCGGCTTATTGCGGAAAAACAGTTTAAACGGGATACTGCTCAGGTCGAACTCCCATACACAGTCCGGCAGCGTGTCGCTGATGGTCTCCAGCGCGTCGTACAGCGTCTCCCCGTCGAACTCATACGGCAGGCTCACGCTGTACTCGCACCCGCCCAGCGTCCAGATGCCCCCGCTCCGCGCCAGGATCTGCGCCGCCGCGTTCGCCGCCGTGCCGGAGAGGTCCAGCTCCCCGAAGATGATCTGGTCCTTCAGCGCCCCGACGATGTGCTCCAGCGTGTACCGCCAGGTCCGCGTCTCCCATTGCAGCTCGATTCCGCACACCCGCCATACGATCCCGGCCCCCGGCTCCTCGTCGTCCAGGATCCAGTCCCCGATGGCGAGGATCGGCTCCTCCGGCCGCACGGTGATGGTCGCCCGCCCGGTCCGCTCTTCCAGGTCCGTGCTCATACTGTCCGACCGGATCCATCCGATGGGCGTCAGCGTCCCCTTCTGCAGGATTTTCACAGCCACCGCCCCCTTGCGCTCGCCGTCACCCGGCAGGCCCGGTCCGCGTAAAAGACGACCGCGGCCATCCCCGGCCCGACGTACAGGTCATCCGCCGAGCTCGCCGCCCGCCGGTGCATCAGGCTGCGCACCTGCCCGTTGACGGACTGGGCGAAGATCTGCAGGTATCCTTCGGCCGTGTGCCCGATGACCAGGCTCTCCGCGGCCCCGATCCCCAGCCCGGTCATCTGGATCTCGCTCTCGCCGCACCGGACGGCCGCCGTGTTCATCACGGCCCCGCTGATGTTGTCCGCCCGAATCTCGCATACCGTCCTGGTATTCCCCCCGACCTGCAGGCTCCCGCTCACGTAGGCCCCGTCCGCCAGCGTCACGCTGCTGGGGTTCTCGTCGATCCAGTAGGGCACCCCGTAGGATTTAAACTTAATGGTAAAGGTCCGCCCGGCCTCCCGCGCGTCCCCCAGGCTTGCCGGCTCCTCCAGATAGACCCGGATCATCTTCCCCGGCTTCATCGTGCTGCGCATCCAGGCGCCGCCCTCCGCGATCGCGGCCCAGCTGTTGACGGCGTCCAGCGCCGCGTCCCGTTCGCTGGCCCGCCCCCGCTTAATGACGATGGTGAAGGATACCGTGATCTCCAGCCCTTCCCGTTTTCCGCCGGTCCGCCGGCTGCCGCCCCCGGCCAGCGCAGCGGCCCCGGCGCGCCCCGCCGGCGCCTGCGTCGTGATCCCCTGGATGGCGACCGCCGCGTGGCTCTCGTCCATCTGGATCCCGTCGAGCGATACCCGCCGCGACAAAACCATGCTCCCGCCTCCGTTTCCCAAAAAATTCCCAAAAATCGCAGAGGCGCCCATCCGGGCGCCCCTGCCTGCTCTTCTGTTTATCTGGCCACCATGGCCCCGATGTCCTCGCTCACGATGGGCGCCACCAGGTGCCCCACCTGGTATTTGTCCATCTCCACCGTCAGCCCGCTGACCCCGGCCCGCGTGCCGCTCTCTGCCGCCTTCTGCATGGCCTCCGGCAGGCTCTTAAACCCGCTGATGTCCTCGCTGGTCAGCCCGCTCTTCTCGCCGCCGGTCCCCAGCGTGTCCAGGATGTCCTTGTACCACCCCGCCGGCACATCGTCCAGCTCCGCGTTCTTCGGCTTCTTGTCCAGTTCCTCAATAATCTTGTACCATACGTCGCCCCAGGCGTCCCCCATGACCTCCTGGGCCCAGGCCTCCGCGTTGTCATATTCCGTCTGGTTGCCCTCGCCCTCGGGATCCTTGTCCCACGTCCGCCAGGCGTCCCACCAGTCCTGGATCGCCGCCTCAGCCTGCGCCCGGTTCTGCGCCTTCAGCTCCTCCACGTCCGGCAGATGCCCCTGCCGCGCGTGCCGGTCCACGTAGCTCACCTCTCCGGTGCCGCTCCAGTCGGTGCCCGGCAGTCCTGCGGCCTCCCTCAACAGGGCCTTCCTCTCGTTGTATGCGTCCAGCATCCATTGCGGGGCCTCACCGAGAACCGTCCCCGGAGCGGCCCCCGTCGGCGCGTAGATGTTCCCGTCCGCGTCCTGGGTAAATCCGCTCTTTCTGGCGTCCTCGGTCAGTTTCCCGTTCTCGTCCGTAATGTCCCCGCTTCCGGTATAATCGTCATCCCACAGCCCCTGGGTCAGGACGGCCACGCCGGCAGCCACGCCGGCAGCCACCTGCGCCGCCGTGCTGGAGACGATTCCCTCGATCGCGCCGGCCAGCCCGCCGCCTCCGGCTCCCGCTCCCGCAGCCCCGGCTCCGGCTCCTCCGGCCAGAATGGTCCCGCCCCCGTCACCGAATGCCTTGATCGTCGCCAGATCGCCCGCGAAGCTCGCCACCTTGGCGATGATCCCGACGACCCGGGCCGTCGCCCAGAAGGCCACCAGCGCCTCGAAGCCCTTGATGACCATATCGATGTGGTTTTCATCCGCGAACCACTCCACCGCGCCCCGCAGCGCCACCAGCATGTCCCCCAGGGCCTTCACAATCCCATTCTCGCTGCCCTGCATCTGCTCCCCGGCCGTGCCCAGCCCCTCGGCCGCCGCCTGGATCGCCTCGCCCAGCCGTGTAAAGAAGGCCTCCACGTTCTTCGTGAAGTCCTCCAGCGCCTTCTCCCGCTCTTCCTCCGTATCCGCGTCCATGAAGGAAATCAGCGCGTCCAGGGCCCCCTGCACGTTTCCGGTCAGGTCCAGGCTCAGCTTGGCCATGTGCTCCCCGATGAACGAATCCTTGAAGGCCTGCCAGGTCTTATTGATGGTGTCCACCCGCTCCGCCAGCGTGGCCAGGTCGCTCATCTGCTCCTCGCTCATGCCGACGCCGCCGTTCTCCGCGTCGAAGCGTTCCGTCAGGGTCTTGATGGTCTGCCAGTCGTTCAGCAGGTCCTTCATGTTCGTGGCCCGCTTCTCGCCGAAGATCTCCCCCAGGGCCGTCTGCTGCCGCATCAGGTCCATCTTCGACAGGCTGTCCATGACGGCCATGGCGTACTTCCACTCGTCCTCGTATCCTTCCCGGCTGACCCCGGCGAACTCCGCGATCTTTTTCTGGTCCCCCATATTGATCCGGGTTACCGCGTTCTCCAGGTCGCTGAAGTTGTTGTGGCTCGCCTCCACGGCGTTGGACCACTTCTGGATCTCGCTCGTGCTGGTGTTCCAATATCCAGCCAGGTCGGCCCATCCGTTGACGCGCCCGGCCAGGCTGGTGATCTCGCCCCAGACGCTCATGGCCGCCTCGCGCACCGCGTCCACCATCGTCCCGAAGATCCCCTGCATCGTGTCGGCGATCCCGCTGCTTGTGTCCCCGATGTTCGCCAGGGCCTCGGACAGATGGTGCACCGCCGTCACGCCCTGGTCGGCCTTGTCGCCCAGCCCGTCCATCGCGTCCCCGGCGCCGCTCAGCGTCCCGTCCAGCCCCTCCAGGTCGCTCCGCATATTGCCCAAAGTGGTCCGCGCGCTGTTGAGCTTCATCTCCCACCGCGCCACGACCTCTTCGTTGTCCCCGTATTCCTCCCGGGCCTTCGCCAGCGCCTCGCGCAGGGTCTCCACGACCTTCTCCTGCTCGGCGATCTGCTCCTGCAGGCTTTTGGCCTTCGCCTTCGCCTTGTCCTGCTCGCTGGCGTTCTTCCCCATCTCTGCCGTCTCAGCCTTTAACTGACTTTGCAGCAGCTTTAAATTTCTTTGTGCCTCTTTGATCGCCTGGTTATACTGTTTTTCGCCGGTCAGCTCGATTTTCTGCCGGATCGTTTTCTCCGCCATTTTTCCCGCTCTCTCCCCTCTCGCCTTCCGGCCATCCGTATCATGTCTCGGGCGGTCCGGGGTGTGTAGCCATCCGGGACCCTTTACGGCCGCCGGCACTTAGGCGGCGGGGTGTGTTAGCGCCCCGGCGCCTTTGTGCCGCTGCAGGCCGTAACGGAGGCGCGAGCCGTGTCCCGGGGGATACACACCCCGGGGATCCGCCCGTCAACGCCTCCGGCAGCCGTCAAAGCAGCCCCCGGTGAGCCCGGTCATACTTATCCCGGATCCTGTACATGTCCATGATGAACCCCGGCATCATCCGCCGGGCCTTTTCCACCTCAATCCCGGCGATGAGCGCGCAGCCGTAATACTCCCGGGCCCGCATCCCCCGCCGGTTCATCCGTTTTTTTCGTCTTCCTCGTCCTGATACAAATCATGGACCTCGTCGTCGGCCTCGTTCCCGTCCGCGGTTTCCTTTTTCATGCTCCTGCGGATCTCCGTCTGGATGTCCCGGCTCAGCTGCTTCATTTCCGCAATGGTCAGCCGCAGAATCTCGTCCCCGGTCACGCTCTCCGGATCTCCCCGGTCCGCCCGGGCGGAGTTTGCCATGATCCGGAAGATGGCCTTCAGCGCTTTGACCTGCTTCCGGCCCGCCAGCTGCTCGAAAAGATCCTGCAGCCCGTCATATTCCTCCTGCACCTGCTCCAGCGCGTACAGGTCAAATTTCAATTCATAAACCCGCCCCTCGATCCTGGTTTCCGTCATCTTTCAGCCCTCCCAAAAAGTCAAAAAACCGGAGGAGAGGATCGTCCTCCCCTCCGGGTGTCTCTTATCTGTCTCCGGATAAATCGAATATTACAGCCCCGCCTTGCCGTCCAGCCAGGTCCGCGCCGCGGCCTCGGTCTCCAGCGTCAGGCTCTCCTCGAAGAAGAAGTCGTCCCCGCTGTCGTCCACCGTCACGGCCACGGCCGCGCCCTCCAGGCTCATCGTCTGGAAAGCGGTCGTCTCGCCCTTGGTATTAAAAGACCGCTGGCCCAGCGAAAACTGGACCTTTGGATACCAGTAGGCCTTGAAACTCTTGACCCCGCAGTGGATGGACCCATAGATGAACCCGACGCCCACATAGGGCGCCTCCGCGCTCGTCATCTGCAGGCTGGTCGTGGTCTTCTTCATGCCAACCAGCTCTTCCAGCATCGTGTCGGTCAGCTTCGCGGCCTCGATCGAGACATTGGACCCGCTCACGCTGTTGTCCCGGTCGATCCGGTGGTCGTCGGCGTAAAAGTCGACGTCGCTCCGGTCCTCGCTCTGGTCCACGCGCACGATCAGGTCCGTCTCCGCGTGCCCGGTCCCGTATACAACCGCCTGCCCGTTCCCGCCGCTGGTGTAGGGCGCCCAGGTCAGTCCCTTGACTTTGATAACCATGCTTTTTCCTCCTCTGTTGTGGGTCCCGCATCACTCAGCCCGCGAGCCCGCGCGCGACCATGCGCCTGTCGAACTCTTCCTCCATGGCCTCCTGCACGATCCGCTCGACCTCCGGGTCGTCGCTGATGAAGTGGTCCCCGAAATTCGTCTTCGCTCTCGACGGCTTCCCCTTCGGCCTCCTGGTCCGGCCCCTGCCGTAGTTGATGACGTAGGCCTTGATCGTGTTGCTGGCGCCCTTCCGGTCCGTCCCCTGGGGATAAACCGACGCATACCCGCCGCCCAGGGTCTCCCGGTACTCGGTCGCCTCCACGCCTTCCTCCATGTCGCCGTTGATGCGGTGCATGATGCGGATCCGCTGCTTCATCCGCTCGACCGCGGCGTCCGCGCCGGCCATTACGATCCCGCGGATATCGTCCCGGGTCATATAGGCCAGGCCGGAGGCCTCCACGGTCTGGCCCTCGTAGGTAAACCGCGCCATTTCCGTCACCCCTCCGTCAGGATCGGCTCGTAAAGCGTCACCCGCCATCTCCACAGCGTGTGCTGGATCTCCGGCATCCAGGCCCGGTCCGCCAGCTGCCACGTGATCCAGGCCACCTCGTCGTCGTATCCCCGCAGGATCTCGTTTATCGTGTCCCGCCAGTCGGCCTCCCGGTCGCTCACGCACAGATAAAGGTCGATCCCCGTGGCCTCGTCCGTGGGCTGCCCGTCGGCCCACTGCGTGTCCGCGTCGGCCCGCAGCTCCACGGCGCCCCAGTCCTCCGGCCGCAGCACGTCCGCCGCGTCTCTCTCCCATATGACGCCGGGCATGCCCGCGCTCAGCCGGTCGATCATCATCTCGATCCGGTCCGCCATCCCTTAAACACCCCCAGCGCCCACCGCCCGGGTCTTGATCCGCATGAAGTCGCGCATGTTCCCAAGGTGGTTGATTTCCAGGATGTTGTAGGTGGTCTCCCCGTGCCGGATCCGCCAGGTGGCGTTGATGTCGTCCCGCCACCGGATGGTGAAGGTCACCACGTCCTCGGCGTTGTAGGCCTGCGCCTGCCAGAACTCGCGCCCGCTGACGTCGCTCTTCTGGGCCCGGATCCCCGTGATCTCGTCCCACTCAACCGTCCGCCGGTTGTTGGTCCCGATCACCTGCCGCGGGCGCAGCAGTGTCACGATCTGCCGCAGGTCTCCCGCTTTCATTGTCCGCGCCACCGCTGTCACCTCCCCGCAGCCCGCAGCATGTGCACGCTGCTGATAAATTCATCCGGGATATGGGCGCCCGGCTCCGCCGTGCCCCGGCTGTCGTAGAAGTACGACGCCAGGTTCTGGACGTAGAAGTCGTACAGCGCCCCCGTGGTATCCTGGGGCACCCCGGCCCCCGCGTACCACTCCATGGCGGCCTCCAGGCACGCGGTGAGCACGCTGTCGTCCTCTTCCGGATCCGCGCCCGCGAACCGCCGCAGGCTCTCGATGCTCACAGCCATCCGGCCCGCCCCCTTTCGTTGTCCTTGCCGTTTTTATCCTTCGGCCTTCTTCCGGGTCCGCTTTTTGGGCGTTCCCGCCTCTTCGGCCGCGATGGCCGCCTCGGCCGCGTGCGCCTGCCGGATGTCGCTCTTGATCCCGTCGACTTCCGCCCGCAGCGCCTCCACGGCCGCCTCCAGCCGATCCAGCTTTTCCTCGATCTGGTATGCTCTCATGTCCATCCGCCCCTTTCACGTTTCGGGGCCGGCACCCGCTCCCGGATGCCGGCCCGTCTGTTTCCCTCCGCGAAAAGTCAGGATTTTTTTACAGGGTGATGGTGCGACGCACGACGGCCTCGTCGTCAAACAGGCTCACGCCCATCCGCGCGATGCCGCGGACCTCAGTGGAATCCGTCCGCCAGGCGCTGCCGCCGATGTCGGTGCTCGCCACCTCGAAGCCCTCGCGGCGGAACAGGGTGGCGTACTGGCTGAAGTCGCCGATGTAGACGTCCGCGGTCGGAGTGTTGCCGGTGGTGTTGGGCAGCACCGCGTTGCTCACCACGTGAACCGGCCGGCCGAACATCCGGTACTCGGTGGGATTGATGGGATTGGGCTGCAGGATGTACAGGCCCTGATCGTCCTTGATCTGGTCCAGCGCATCAAAGCCGCTCTGGTTGGTCAGGATGTGGGCGCCCAGGCTGATGGCCGGATCCAGCGTGACGTTCAGGACGGTCTTGATGCCGTCCAGCTCGGTGGCGCCTGTCTTGACGGGCTTCAGGGCGGCCGCGGTCAGGTCGTCCAGCTTGTCGATCAGCAGGTTGTTTTCGGTGATAACCAGTTTCTTGGCGAACCACCGGGAGAGATAGGCCATCAGGTTGGCAGCCTCGTCCGCGATCAGCTCATTGGACACGGGCACGATCAGCGCGTATTTGTTCACGCTGTAGGGCACCTTGGCGAAGGCGGGCTGGTCGTTGGTCGCGATGGTGCCCATCTCGGCCACCAGGCTCATGCCGGTGGTGGGCGCCGTGTCCTTCACGCGCCAGCCGGTGGGCGCGCTCACGGTCTCCTCGCCGAAAAGAACCGCCAGGGGATTCAGCGTCCGGCGCAGCTCGTTAATGGTGTTGTCGATGTCGATCGGCACCAGGAAGCCGCCGTCCTCGCCGGGCGTGGTTCCGCCGGTCTCGGTCAGCGCGTCGTACAGGATTTTGGCCTTTTCATTGCCCCAGGCGTTCTTCCGGTTCAGGCCGTGCTTCACCGCGTAGCAGAAAGCCTGCACATACTCGTTGGAGCTCCGGATCTGCTTGCTCTTGCTCTGCAGCTCGTTCAGCGCCTTGGTGGTGTTCTTTTCCATGATCATTTCCTCCCTTTCGTTTTTCGCGGTCTCATACTCCGCTTTCATAACCTCCAGCCGGGCCCGGGCGTCCCGGATCTCCTGCTGGGCCTGCCCCAGTTCCGCCGCGCTCGCGCCGTCGCCCAGCTGCCCGGCCCGGTTCACCAGTTCCGTCAGCTTCCGCCCCTGCGCGGTGATCGCGTCCATCTGTTCCTTCAACGTCATCTTGACCCTCCTCACATCTCCTGGCTCATCAGGATCCGGACGGCCAGGATCTCGTCCATCAGAAGAGCCCGGGCCTCCGTCCGCGCCATGTCCTCCGCGTCCTCTCGCGCGCGGTGCGCGAGGCCGGCGTCGGCCCGCGGTGCGCGTGCGCTTCCTTGCGTCTGCTCGGGCTCTTCATCCGGTTCCTCATCCGGGTCTTCCTCCGGATCCTCTTCCGCCATAGCCTCCGGCTCGGTTTCCTCGTCCGGCTCTTCCTCCGGATCCGTTTCGGGCTCCTCTTCCGCCCTGGCGTCCGTTTCCTCGTCCGGCTCAGTGGGCTCTTCGTCCGGATCGTTGGGCTCTTCGGTCTCCTCGGCCTCCGGCTCGTTCTCGTCCGGCTCTTCCTCGGTTTCCTCTTCGGTCTCTTCGGTCTCTTCGGTCTCTTCGGCCTTGTACATCGCGAGGATATCCTGCAGCCCGTGGCTGCGGGCGGCCATCATAACCCGCGATTCAAGGTTGCCGGCCATGGCAGCAGCCTTGGCCCCTGCTCCGATAATGCCGTCCGCGAAGCCCTCCATCACGCAGGTTCCCGCGCTCATCCAGGTCTCGGCGTCCAGCATCTTTTTGAGCTGGTCCTCGGTCTTGCCGGTCTTGATCTTGTAGGCGTTAATCAGCCCCCGCGCGATCTCGTCCAGGGTCTTCGCCGCCTTGCGCATCTCCCGCGCGTCTCCGACGGCCCCCGTCCACGGGTTGTGGATCATCATGTACGCGGTCGGATACATCCACACCGTATCTCCGGCCATCGCGATCACGCTGGCCGCGCTCGCCGCCAGGGCCATGATCTCAACCCGCACCCGGCCTTTCCCGTTCAGGCTGTGCTCCCGCAGCGCGCTATAGATCTCCGCGCCTGCCAGCACGTCCCCGCCCGGGCTGTTGATCCTGACGGTGACGTCTCCGACCCCATCCAGCGCCCGCCGGAAGTCCGTCGCGAAGCAGGCCCCGCCGACCCGCGCCCAGTCCTCCCCGGCGACGATCTCCCCGCTGATGTCGAGGATATCAACCGGCCGGATGTCCTCCGGCTCCTGCTCTCCGGGCCGCTCCGTCTCCTCGGTTTCCTCGGTCTCCTCGGTCTCTTCCGGCTCTTCCTGGTAAAAATTCCAAAACCTTGTCATCTCTCGGTTCTTCCTCCTTCCCCGCCGTTTTCGTTCCCGCCCCCGGCGGGTGTCGCAGGCGCGGCCGCGCCGCCCAGCAGCTGCTCCGGATGCTCCACCGCGATCCGCAGCGGGATCAGGTCCCGGCTGCTCATCAGCTGGTCGCCCAGCGGATCCGGCGGCAGGCCCTGGCTCTCCCGCACCTCGTTGGGCTTCATCCAGCCCCCGCGGATGGCCATCTGGTTGCGGTTGGCGGTGGTCGCCACGTCCGCCCTGGTCAGGCTGTCCGTGTCGAACCGGAACCGATACCCGGCCGCGTATTCCGCCGCCGTCAGCAGCTTCCGGTCGAACTCTTCCTCCCACTGCTGCACGATCGGCGTGATCGTCAGCTGCAGGAACTCCTGCATCTGCTGCTCGGCCGTGGAAAAGCTGGTATCCGTGTAATCCCCCAGCAAATGAGGCGGCAGATTGTAGACAGTCGCCACCCGGTTCCGGGTGATTCGCTCCACGTCCAGCAGCTGCGCGTCCACCGGCGGCGTCGAGAAGTTGGTAGCGGTCAGCCCGCCTTCCAGGATGACCACGCTCTTCCCGCTCTTTTCGTAGGTCTCCAGGAACCGGTTGACGACGTCGTCCTTCGCTTCCTGGCTCAGCCCCGTGTGGGGCACGGTCAGCATGATCCCCCGGTTGATCCCGTCCAGCTGGTCCAGCGACAGCTCCTTCACCTGGGTGTCGTAATCAAGGGACCTTCTCAAAACATCAACAGGTCTTATTCCCCTGATCCCGTTCCCGCTCAGGTGCTTCAGATTGACGACCATAAACCCGGGCGCGTACATGAGCCCGCCCTCTTCGGGGCTGATCTCGTACCAGCTTTCCCCCGTCCTGGGGTCGATCTTCGGCTGCACCCGCGTCGGGTCCAGGATGTCCAGCCGCTCGATGCCCCCGATCCCGTTCGGGATCCGCAGGGCGTAGGTGTTGCCCTCGGTGTTCCGCAGCACCTCCATGGTCTGCTTCCAGCAAAAGGCCGTGAAGGCCGGGTGCGGCTCCAGGCTGATCAGCCGCTCCAGCGGGTGGTCCTTCTGAATCTCATATCCCCGGTACAGGTGCATCGGCATGCTCGCGACCGTATTGGAGATCCTGCTGATCGCGGCATATATCGCCTCATTCCCCTCGGCCGTCCGGTCCGCCCGCGGCCGGCAGATGCTCCGCAGCCCGCTGGGAATCCGTCTCTCCGGCCGCGGCACGCCCGCCGTGTTCCGGATCTTCCGTCCCTTCCCGGGCTTATCCCGGGCCCGCTTCCCGCTTCCTCGGCCAAAAGGCCACATTGGCGCTCCCTCCTTCTCCACGAAAAAAGGCCCTTCGATGTCTCGAAGAGCCCTCTTCTGGTTCCGTTCTCTCTGTAAAGTGCTGTCTTCTCGGGCGGTCCGGGGCTGTTCCGCGGCCCCGGGGAGCCTTTGAGACGCCGGTACTTAGGCGGCGGCCAGCGCAGCGCCGCCGGCGCCTTTGTACCGCTGCGTCTCAACGGCAGCGAGAGCGGCCCCGGCGCGGAATGCCCCGGGGATCCGCCCGTCATCACCTCCGGCAGCCATCACCCCCGCCGGCGTCCAAGCCTGCCCAGATCTACCACCCGCACCGCCGGCGTGGGCATCACGCCCCCGACCGGATCCTTCTGCATCCTGACGCAATGCGCGTCCAGCCAGGCCATAAATCCGTCGATCTTGCGGAATTTGTTCCGCTTCATGGGCATCCAGTTTTCCTTGTCCAGATGCCGCCGCTCCCCGGATATCCGCACATTGTCGGTATACCAGATCAGCATCGGGTCGCGGTTGCTGACGATCTTCCCCGCCAGCAGCTGCTCCTTGATGTCCTTCATGGGGTCGTTCAGCGTGATAGGCCCCTGCCGCACCACCTGGCACTCAAACCGCTCCTCCAGCATCTGCCGGAGCCTCGTCGCGTTCGCCGGGTCGTATCCGATGGTCAGGATCTCGTATTTCTGCCCCATCTCCCGGAACCACTCAAAGACATCCTCCTGCTGGATGTATTCCCCCGGCACGATGGTCAGATACCCCCGCATCGCCAGCCCGTAGTAGTCGATCTTCTCCTGGTCGGCGTCCACCTTCCGCTGCGGCACCCAGCTGTGCAGCATGACGAAGCTCCGCCCGTCGTCCAGGGGAAATTCGAGCGCCGCCGCGGTAAAGTCTTCTCTGTTACTAAGGTCGAAGCCCCCGTAGCACCGCCGCCCCAGCAGGCTCTCCAGCTCGATGACCCCGTTATTCCGCCGGATGACCTCCGGCTGCACGTAGGCCATGTCGTCGGCGTTGACCATGATGTTGAGCTGTTTGCAGATAAAGTTGGCCCGCTCCTGCGGCACCAGCTTCACCCGCTCCCATTCGGTCCGCAGCGTCTCGATCTGCAGCGTCTTCCCCAGGCTCGGGTTGGCCTTTCCCCACTTCTGCCAGTCTTCCGGGTCGTCCCCCTCGTCCATCTCCGCAATGTAACAAAACATCCGGTCAGATATGACCGGATTCAGCTTGCCTTCCATCGCGTCCGTGAAAAGCCCGTAATACTGCGCCAGCGGCCCGTCGATGACGTCGCCCATCGTCGTGATGTAAATAACTAACGGCTGCCGCCGCTTAACCGTAGACCGCTTAATAATATTAAGCAGCTTAAAATCCCGATACTCGTGTATTTCATCGAATATCGCCCCGTGCGGGTTCAGTCCGTCCAGCTTCTGACTGTCGCTGCTCCGGTGCTGTATGGTCGCGTTCGTCTGGTCGTAGTGGATCCCGTCCCGAAGCGTCCGGAACCGCCCCGCCAGCGCCGGGCTGGCCTCGATCTCGGCCTTGCATTCGTTAAAAACGATGCCGGCCTGCTCCTTGCTGTTCGCCAGCAGCAGGATGTCCGCGCCCGGCTCGTGATCCTTGCAGGCCAGAAACGTCGCGTTTCCGGCCATCATGGTGCTTTTCCCGTTACCCTTTCCGACCAGCACCAAAGCCTCCCGGAACCGCCTTAAACCATCCGCCTTCGCGACCCATCCGTAAAGGTTGCACTCCACAAAGCACTGCCAGCCCAGCAGCTCCATCCGGTCATAGTCGCCCTTGACCGGCTTCAGAAACCGCTCCATAAACAAAACCGGCCGCGCGGCTTTTCTTCCATCAAACCGCCAGGGATAATCCTCCTTCCGGCTCTTCCCCAGGTCGTCCAGGAACCGCCTGCAGGCCGTCTTTGTCTTCTGGCATACCATCGCCGCCCCGTTCACCGCGTCGAAGGCGTACTTGAGGCACCGCCCCACCGGGCTATCCTCCGTTTCCGCCTCCGGGCCGATGATCGCGCGCGCCTCCAGGGGCGTGATCGTCCCCGTCTCCGCCTCCGGCTTCTCTCCCGGCCTTCTCCCCCGGGCCGTTCGGGTCTCCTCCGGTCTTTTTCTGCCGTAGGCAGTGGCGTTTCGTTCAGAAATTGTCGAAATCATCCTCGATGGATACCTGCTGCGCCCCTCGGCCCCTTGGGGTTAGCTTCAGTTCCGCCAGATGCTTCCGCTGCTGGTCCGCGTATGCCCGATAATGCGCCAGGCTTTTGTTGTCCGCCCAGTATTTCTGGCGTCCGTTGTACCGTTCCTGGCCGATCCCCCGCTCCCGGATGTCCCGCATCAGCTGCGCCTTCACCTGCTCGGCGTAGGCGTAGTCCGCGATCAGCATCTGATCCGCGTCCGTCAGCCCGTCCGGCCGGCTGTCGCACGCCCGGCACAGATAATCATAAGCGTGCCGCGCCCCTTCCTCCGTAATCGTCAGAAAATGCTCATCCCGCAGCGCGTCGTTCACCATTTTTCCGCCCCCAAACCATCACCCCGCCGCTGATCAGCGCCAGGGTCATCTCATCAGCCCCTGAAAATCACACCTTAATGACCCGGATCCCGCTCGCCCGCCGGATCTCGTCCCGCCTGGCCGCCTCCGCGCTCTCGCCCCGCCGGTACTTCTCCGGATGCTCCTCCGCGTGGCATCTGTCGCACAGGCTTTCCAGGTTGTCGAGCTCCAGCGCCAGATCCGGCCGCTCCTTCACCGGGATCTTGTGGTGCACCATCGTGGCCCGCCGCGGCTTCCGGATGATCCCGTCCCGAAACTTCCGCATGCACTCCTGGCACATGCCCCCGTCTCGCATCAGCGCCGCCTTCCGGACCCGGTGCCACGCCTCCGTCCCGTAAAACGGCAGCGTTTCTTTCCTGTCCGCCATGTTTCGCCCTTTCCGCCCCTCTCCCGGCATCGCCCCGGCGCCGGTTCCGCTCATCCGCCCGCCCGTCGGCGCCGAAGCTCCGCCGGGAGACGTTTTTTCAGGCTCCCCGTCAAAGATAAAGCCCGACCGTGCCGGCCGGGCTCTCTTTGAGGTGGACACAATCCCCGCCAAAGGAAAAACCCGACCATTTCTGGCCGGGTTTCCATCCTTCGGAGGTGGTGCGGGGTGGGCTGGGCCCCTTCCCGCCTGCTCCCCAGGGGCGGTGGGGAGGCCCTCCGTTCTGGTTCCGGGTACGCTGCGCCCCGGCTTCCCTTCGCTGTCCCCGTTTCCGGTTCCGCTCCGGTTCCCCGTTTCGCTTCCGTCCCGTGCGGCTCCCCCGCTCGCGGTGAGGCGCATCCAGGTCCGTGACCGGCGCTCGGCTCTTCGTCCGGCTTCCGGTTCCCGTCCCTCTCCATTCCCTTCGGGCGAGCTTACCTTATCACATCCCCCGCCCGCTTTTCAAGGTTTCCCGCCGCTCCTCCCTGCGCTTCCGTGCGCTTCCCCGTTCCTCCCCGCTCCCGGGTGTTTGATAGGTGTTTACTCCTTCTTATTTAAGGGCGACCAAAACCCGCGCCAAAAAGCAAAAAAGCCGGCCCGGATCTCCCGGGCCGGTCTTCACTTCTCCTCCAGCTCCCTGATGCTGACTGGCGTCTCTCTCCCGTGCTCCCTCTGCACCTTCTCGGTCCACTCCACGCATTCGTCCCACGTCCCGCGCATCCGGATCCGCGTCCCGCCGCCCAGCTCGGCCTCTGCCTCATACGCCGCCGCCTCAAACATCGTCCTCGTCTCCCCTGCTCCACTTCTCCGCCGGTCCCTCGCCCCGGTCCTTCGGCTTCTCGCTCCGCCATTCCGGACAGAAACGCCCCTCCGCGGCCCGCGGGCACTCATCCTTCTTCTCGCAGCTCTCGCACCCGGGCGCCACAGCCTTCCCGCCCGCGTAGTATCTCCCGTATACCTGCTCCATCTTTGTCCTCCTTCTCTCAGTCCTTCCGGCCCCGCCGGACCCGGAATCCCCTCACATACCATTCCGGCAGCGTCCCCGCCGCCCGCTCCGGCGAGATGATCTGCCCCATCACGGCCTCCCCGTCCGTCTTCTTCTTTCTGACGTAACTCCCGGTGTATCCCATCTTCCGCCCGATCTGCCCAGTGCTCAGACCCATCACGTAATACTGGTGCAGGATCTCCCCCTCCAGGTTCGGCAGCATGTCCACCAGCAGCCCCGCGCTGTAAATCTCCGCGTCCCGCTCCCGCTCCCGCCGGGCCTTCTCCCGCTCGATTCCGTCCAGCTTCGCCATCATCCGCCCCATCCGGTCCGGATCCGGCGTGCCCTTTCCGCCGCCCACCGCGTCCATCCGCATCCCGCCCATGGCCTCCATCGTCTCCCGCTGCCGGCGGATCCGCGCGTCGATCAGCGCGATATCCTCGTCAGCCTCCCGGCACCGCTGCAGGATCACCATCCCCGTCAGCCCTGCCGGCACCGGTCCACCGCCCGGCGTCCACATCTCCTCCCGCGCCTCGTCGGTCCTCTCGTCCCTTCTCCGTCTTGTCTCTCTCATCTCCCGCCGTCGCCTTCTCCCTTCCGCGGCCGTCCGCCCGCCCCGCGTCCTCCCCGCTTTTATTCGTCCACTCCTATTCCTGCGCCGTGGCCATGTCGATCTCGTCCTCTCCGACAAAATCCAGCTCGATCTCTCTGGCGCATCTTTCGCAGACATCATACGTGATATTCTTGGTTTGCGTATATTCGCCGTCAAACTGATTCCAGCATTTCCGCTTCCTGCGAATCATGACCGCGCTGTCACCTTCCATGACGGCCCCGCATTTGTCGCAGTGTTTCACCGTCGCCATCGTTTTCCTCCATTTTTATCCTGGTCAGAACGGAAGCTCCTCCGGATCCATCTCCACCTCAGTGAAACCCACCTGCCGGGCCTGCTCCTCTGCAGCTCCGGCCCCCGCGTCCTCTCCGCTTCCGCCTTCTTCGCTCCGCTGTCCCATCCATCCCGGCTCCTGCGGCGGCGCGTCCGCCCCGCCGTCCCGCGGCCCGCTGATAAACTCCACGTCCTGCGCCGTCATCTCGATCTGTCCCCGCGGATCCCCCTGCTGGCCGATCCAGGCGTGGCAGCTGCTCTCCCCGACGCACGCCACCTTCCGCCCCTTCCGCAGGTATTTCATGCAGTTTTCCGCCAGCGCGTTCCACGTCGTGACCCGGATAAAATCCGCCTCCGGCTCCCCCTCCCGGGGCTTCCGCCGGTTCACCGCCACGACGAACCGCGTCCACCTGTACCCGCTCTCCGTCGTCCTGCTCTCCGGATCCCGTACCAGGTTCCCGATAATCATGTGCCTGTTCATGCCTTCGTCCTCCTTGATATATTATTCTTTTTTTTGTCAATTACTGTACGCCACCTATCTGTCGGCATTCGTCTAAAGATAGATTACAATTAGAGCATGCTTGTATGCAAAAAAGTCTTTTGCCGGTATTATCCGTATTACACTCTTTGTTTTTCTCATACAAGCTAACCCACGCTGTCAGATATGCCGTCCACTCGTCCAAAGGAGTCATGCCATCTGCATTTGGAGGTTTCATCGGAGCATGCTCAAAAAACATAGAGAGATTTTTTGAGAGGGCTTTAATGATCTCTTCGTCCATAACGCTTCTCCTCATATTTGAACGTCTTGCGGGTCAGGATTTGCACCTGACATATCGCCATCCTCTAACAACTCATCATTGGCCGTTCTGAGTATGCGACTTATGCCTATAAGCGTCTACAATTGCCAAGAAGGCTTTACCATCAGATGGTTGCCACCATATCCTGATGTCTATTCCGCCACCGCAAATGTGTTATTTAAACTCCTCCGGCAGCTCCACCTTGTCCACCCGCAGGAAATTTCCCTGTTCGGCCCGCTCGACGTTCCCGTCCTTGCTGTCCCCGTTGATGATCTCGACCGGGATCCGCAGCACCCGGACGATCCTCCCGTCCTCGACCCGTGTCGGCTTCGCCGCACTCTCCCCGGGCTTGATGCCGGTCACAACCCCGTCCGCGGTCAGGTGCTTGTACAGCCCCCGCGGCGAATTGATCGGGAACTCATGCCCCTCTTCCCGGCACACCCGGCTGACCTCCTTAAAAGCCATGTCCGGCAGCAGATAGTAGTACGTGTTGTCCCGCCACCCGATCATATTGTCCATGGGATAGGCCTGCTTTTTCCCGTTCGGGTCCTGGATCACCGTATCCTTGATCCATACCCGCCCGGTGGCGATCAGCTCGCCGATGATGTTCGTAAAGATCCGGCTGGGCTTGTCATCCTCCATATCCCGGCTCTGCTTCCGGCTGTTCTCCGCAAGCGACCGGTTGGCCTCTACAAACAGCTTCCCGGCCTCCGTCATATCCATGATCCCGATGCTGGCATAGTACAGCAGCATCTGCTCGTATCCGCACAGGATGCACGCGATGGCCTCCGGGCTCCGCTCCTGCTCCCCGACGCCCTGCTTCCGCGCGATCTCCCGATACTTGATAAATTTATCATACAGCTGTTCCGGCAGCGTGTCCGCCTGCTTCGCCAGCCACTCGATATACCCTCTCATGTTCTTCTGCAGCCATCCCGCCTGCGCGTCCCGCTGCAGCGCTGTCAGCTCCTCCGTCACCGGCACGTCTCCCTTCTCCACGTCCAGGATAAAATACCGCGCCAATCCGCTGGCGCCCACCGCCGGCAGGTCCTCGCCCGTGATGATGGCGATGGACCGCGGCGGCGTCGAGGCCTGGATCGTCCCGTCCGCGTTCAGCCGTCCCCGGTCCGCCCCGTCGCCGAAGGCCCGGGCCAGCGTCTGCGCCGTAGCGTTCATCTGCCGCTTTTCCTGCTGGCTGTCCGTCGGATGGAAGTCGTCCACCCAGAAAGGCGCGTCCTTGACCAGGAAGGCCTTTTTCCGGATCTGGTTCCCGGTGCTTTTGAAGTTGGCCGGCGCGTTCTTCGCGTGAAAATTCCCGAAGTGCGCCATCGCCAGCGCCGTGATGGTGCTCTTTCTCGTCTGTGTCTGCCCGTGCAGGAAAAGGGAAAAAGCCGGCACGATATCCTTCTGCACCATCCACTCCCGCAGCGGCGCCAGGAAAACCGTCCCCAGCAGCGCGATGCCCATCCCCCGCCGGGCCACCTCCAGGATCTTCAGGCTCTTCCGCGCCGCCTCGGCCGGATCCATCTGCTGGAACGCGGCGCCCCCGCCGCCGTCCAGCCGGTAGGTCTCCAGCCCGTACCCCAGGTTGACCGTCACGCCGTCCGCGCCGATCGCGCCCCCGTGATACAGGTAGCACCACTTCCCGCCGATCTTCCGCCATCCCATGTGGTTATATTCGACCACCGTCCGGCTGATCCGCTGCCCGACCTTTTTGATGGCGTAGCTGATCTTTTGCTTGATCATGTTGCCCGGCATGACCGCCGCCATGTACCCCCATTTCTCGGTCACAAAGCTCAGGCTGTCCAGCGCTGGCCCCGTGACGGTGACCCGCTCCAGCCTCTGCCCGTTCTGGTTCCATCCGTCCAGGACAAAAAGCCGCTCCCGGGTCACCCCGTCGTCCCGGATCAGCTCGTACCGCGGCAGCGCCGCGAAGTCGCACAGCGGCTTCGTGCTGTCCCCTGTCTTCTGCACGATGCAGCCGTTCTCGACCCCGTACCCGGCCACCGTCGCGTACAGCCGCTCCGTCTGCTCCGCCGGCGTCAGCCAAAACGGCACCATGTCCGGCGTAAAGTCCCGCGTCGCCGCGATCTGCCGGGCCAGCGCGTCCATCCCCGCCGTCTCGCCCATCGTCTCGATCAGGTCGGTGATGTCACCCTTGTCCTTCAGCTCCGGGCACGCTTCCTTCAGATTGATGATCCGGACCCTTTTGGCGATCCTGTACGTCTTGTAGGCGACGTCCAGCGCATGATCCTGCCCCGGATAGCCGCCCTGGTCGTTCCGCGGGTCGTTGTCCGGCAGGATGATGACGTCCGCCCCCTTGAGGTGCTGGCTGTACTCGTCCCGCCACTTCCCGGCCCCGCCGGCGTTGCATGTCGCGGTCTTTCCCATCCGCTCCAGCGTCTCGACGTCTTTTTCCCCCTCGACCACGTACACCGGCTCGCCCTTCCGGACCGCCTCCAGTACCTTCGGCAGCCGGTAAATGGTCTTCGACCGGATCTCCTCCGGCACGCTGTGCACCCATCCCTCCCGGTTCGCCTTCGGGTTCGCGGGCTCCCGCATCCGCTGCCGGAACGTTTTCCCGCTCCCGTTCAGGAAGTGGTACCGGACCACCTGGAAAAGCTCCCGCCCCTCCGCGTCCGTGTAGCTGTAGATCCGGTCCGGGTGCTCCCAGTCGATCTTCTTCTCCGGCTCCTTCGGCGGATCCGCCGGCGCCCCGTCCCGGCTCCCCGCCGCGCCCTGTCCGCCCGCGCCCGCGGGCCCCGTCGTATAGACCGTCATTCCCGGGACGAGCCCCCGGTCTCCCTGCCCTCGCGCATCTGCGCCAGCTCCTCCCTGATGGCCGTCAGCCACGTCGCGTTGGCCGTCTCCCGGTACCGGATCTCCTTCAGATCTTCCGTGACCTTGTCCATCTCCTCCCTGACCATGGCCGCCAGCGCCGCGCACTCGCCTGCCCGCTCCCGGATGCCGATCACTTCCCGCATCATCTCCTGATGCTGCCCGTACACTGTCCCCAGGCAGTGCATTATTGCCTGGTTCATCTCCTCCAGCTGCGCGTTCGCGCTGCCCACCATCGCCTGCATCGTCTGCAGGATCTTCTCCAGGATCACCTTTTGATCCCACTCCACGGCTCCCGGATTTTCCGCTCTGCCCGTTCCCTCTTCCTCTGCCGGCTGCAGCATTTCCGCTTCCCCCTTTTCTGTTTCCTCCGGCCCTCCGGGCCTCCAGCTTCTGCTCCCATTCCGGATCCTGGTCGACGATCAGGTCCCCCCAGCTGCACCCGACCGCCTGCAGGATGTTCTCCGTCGCGCATCCCGCGTGGCAGTGCAGCATGATCCGCCGCCGTCCGTCCCGCCCGGCGACCACATCCACGCTCAGGCTGGCCTGCTTGTCGTCATGGCACGGGCACTTGCAGACATACTTCTCCCCCCGCCCCTTCACGCCCTGGAATCGCGTCATAAACTCCGTTATAAACATTCCGCCAGCCCTCTATCCTCAGCGGTTCCCCGCGTTATTTCCTCCGTTACCCCTCCCGGATGGCCTGTCCCGCAGCGCCTTCATCCGGCCCCCGTCCGTTCCGAACGTTCGCCCATATGTTCCGTCCCATTGTTCGCCCGTAGGAAGTCCCTCGCCCGCGCCGTGAATCCCCCGCCGGGTTTTTGCGCGCGCCCCCTCCTGCCCGTTCCTGGCCAGCGCCGGCCATTCGCCACAGTCACGTCACATCCCGTGCACTCCCTTGGCTTATATGGTTACATTCTCCCCGTGCATCAGCTGCCTGTGCACGTTCGCGTACTCGCACCGCTCCCCAGGGTCCGCCTTCATCTCCATGGCCGGCGCCACTTCCATCAGCGCCTTCCGCAGCGGGCACTGCCGGATCTCGCTCCCGTCCCGCAGGCAGGTCAGGCACTCCTGCTCGATCGCCACCTCGCACAGATACGCCAGGTTCGCGTCGGTGACCACCACCGTGTGCCCCTGCCGGATCGGCCCGGCCACGCTCAGGTGGTATGTCCCGTTCCGCGCCAGCACCGAATAATACTCGTCCCGGCTCGCCGGCATCGTGCTGGCCAGCTGCACCTGCAGCCGGTCCACCAGCGAGAACAGCAGCCCCAGATCCCGCTCCGCGTGTTTATTGACCTTCTTTAACCTTTCCTTGACCTTCGGCCCCCGCACCCGTAGCGCGTTCCGCAGCACCATCAGGTCGATCATAAAGTTGTTTTCATATTTGTTCGGCGGCGTCCGCTCCGGCCCGCTCTTCAGCTGCTCCCGGGCTTCCTGGATGATCTTCTCCGCCTCCGCGATCGCCGCGGCCGACGCGCTGGTCCGGATCACCGCGGCGCCCACTCTCTGGCTCTTCCCGGTGACCTCCGGCGCCACCGTCCGCGCCCCATTTTCGTCCCTCTGCGTCTGATCAGCGCGAAGCCCATCCGCCCCGCGCCCGTTTCCGCCGTCGGCGGCCCGGCTGTGTCCCCACCTCCGGGCCATCTCCTCCAGCGCTTTTTCCTGGTCTGTCGTCATGATGCCGCTCCCGTCTTCCGGCCGCCCTTCCGGATCTTCTGTATCCGCTCGTAATCGTCCCACCCGAGGACGAAATCCATCACCGGGTCCACGTCGCACCGGGCGATCTCCCGCGCCGTCTTGACCCCGGTCATCTCCCGCATGTCCGCCCGGATCGCCGCCGTCAGCTTCGCCGCCTTGTCCGGATCCGGCGCCCATTCAAAGCCGCCCGGCCGGCCCTTCCCAGGCTTCAGGTCCACCATCTGCCCCATCCGGTACTCCTTGCAGATGTCCTTCGCCCGCTGCCGGATCAGCCGGTTAATGGTCTTCGCCTGCTCCGGCGTGGCCTTTTCCATCGTCCGGATCTGCTCCCGCAGGCTCCGCATCTCCTCCTCGATGGCGCTCATCCGCTCATTGGTGACCCGCACGGTCTCCGCCATCGCGCCCAGCGCCTCCACGGCCTTCTGGATGACGGCGGCCACCTCGCGCACGCCCTTCCCGGTCTCGATCCCGACCGTCAGCGCCCGCTCGACCGTCTCCGCCAGGTGGGCGCCCGCCGCGTCCCCGCTCCGGTTCGCCGGCAGCTCGTCCTCCATGTTGGTCTTGACGCCATCCGCGGCCAGCTCCTCCGCGCTGATCCCGGCGTAATCCAGGATCTGCCGCACGGTGCACCCCGCGTGGCATCTGTACATGATCCCGACGATCTGCCGGTCTCTCTTCCGGCTCTTAACGATAATGTCCAGGCTCGCCTGCGCGTCCCTGTGCGCCGGGCAGTTCGCCCGATAGGCCCGCCGGATGTAGTCCGGCTGGTCGTCCTCGATGTCCCTCTGCCATTCCATGCCAGGGAACAGCCCCCACAGCCTCTCGATAGTCATGATGCCGCCCCCTTTACTCGATGCTGGCATCCGCCGAGATAGCTTCCAGCGCCGTCCGGCTGGCCCGCACCCATTCCGCCACGGTGTCCACCTGCGCCCGAATCTGCTCCCGCTCGCTTTCCGCCATCCCGGCCAGCGCCGGCCCCATCTGGGGGAGTGTGCTCACCGACCCGATAAAGGTCCGCACCGCCGCGGCCAGGTCCATCCCCTGCATCCGCTCCGCCCGGATCCCGCGCGCCGCGTCCATTCCGGCCTGCGCCTTCTCCTTCCGAAGCTCGGCCAGCTCCTTCGCCCGCTTCGCCTCCCGGCTTTCCGCGGCCTCCAGCTCCGCCCGCATGTCCTGCACAACGCCCTGCAGGACCTCCTTCTCACTCGCCAGAAAATGCAGCTTGCCCTCGTATTCCGCCCGGATATCGTCCCGGGCGTTTTCCATGGTTTCCCGCCGGATCTCGTTCAGGTCCTCCCGAAGCGCCTTTTCCGCTTCCTTCTTGGCCTGCTCCGCGTCCCGGACCTTCCGCCGCGCTTCCGCTACCTGCTCCGCCAGCTGTCTCTCCGCGTCCCGGACCCGGCGCTCGGCCTCCTGCATCTGCTTCTCCATCGCCTGGATCCGCCCCTGGGCTTCCGCCTCCGTCCGTCCGCCTTCCTTCGCGCCGTCATCCTTCCCCTGCGCATAGGCCGTTTTCCGGATCTCGTCCGCCCGCGCCTCGAAGCCCTTGTGCAGCGCCTGCATCTGTGCCCGGATCTGGTCCCGTTCTTCCTTGGCGCGCTTCAGCTCGCCCTTGGCTTCCGCCAGCGCCCCGGTGTCGTGGACCTTAGCCACCTTCAGCTGCCGGATCTCCTCCTTCAGCTCCTTCACGGTGGTCCCTTCCTCCGCGGCCCGCGCCCCCAGGATCTCCCGCTCGCTCTCGTCCAGCCCGCTGGACAGCAGCATCGTCGCCTTGCTGATGTCCAGCTGCCCGAGGAATGAGCCCTCCCGGATCTCCTGCGCCGCCCGCATGCACCGCTGCGCCTGCCGGATGCTCAGCCCCGTGGTCCGCTCCACCCATGTTTCCCATTCTCCGCGGCCCACGACCCCCGCGGCCTTCGCCTCGTTCAATGTGCGCCCGATCCCGATGTACCCGCCGACGGCCTGCTCCCGGTAAATCCAGATCCGCGCCTCATAGTCCGCCACCGTCAGCGCCCGGCCCCCGGCCATCTGCAGCCCCATCTCACCGGCCTTCGTCCCCACGATGTCCGCCCGGTCCTCATTCCTCGCGGTGATCTTTGCCAGACCGCCCGCCTGCGCCTCGTTCCTCGCGGCCATCCCGGCCGCCTTTCCTCCGGTTCCCATCTCGCTCATGGTTTGCTCTCCTTCTCCTTTTTTCCCCGGACGTTGATTTCCTCGTCCGGTGTCTGTCCCTGTTTAAATGTAAATCTCCACCACCGGCTCCACCGTATCCGGATCATTGACGGCCCGGATCAGCACCACGTCCTTCGTCTGCACCCGCTGCCAGCCGCTCCAGTCCCGGAAGGCTTCCGCCTCCGCGTCATAGATCGGCTCCATCGCCTCCAGGCTCGTGGCCCCGTCCGTCTCGTATACCCGCACCCAGCTGTCCGACGCCAGCCTGGTCATCAGCCACCCCAGCGGAGGCACCCCCGCCGGCCGGAACCTCGCCTCCGGCGCCTGCACCTTTTTGTATCCGTCCTCCGGGTTCCCCTCTCCGCTGACGATCCACCTCCACGGCACATTCAGGACCCGGGCGACCTCGTTCAGCTCGTCCCCGCTCATCTCTCCGCGTCTGACAATAAAGCGCGCCAGCTTTTCATCGTGCAGCCCGGTCAGCCTGGCCAGGTCATGCAGCGATATATTCCGCATTTCCATTGCCATCCTGATCCGCCCCGCGATTCCCTTATACCGTCTTTTCTCGTTCTCGTTCATGCCTCTGTCCCTCCTTCTTGCTCTGCCTCTCCCTTGTCCCTTCTTCGGATCGCGGCGTCGATCACGTCCCGCAGCCCCTCCACGGTCAGGATGTTCGCGCGCCCCTCCAGGCCTTCCACAACCAGCCTGCTCGGGCCCTTTTCTTTCATAGCTTTGGCCATGATGTCCTTCGCCTTCAGGTACCCTTCCGCGATGGCCGACGCCTGCCGCATCACCGCTCCGGTCTCTGTCTCCCTCTCGATCCATTTCGCCAGATTGGCAACGGACACCCCATTCATGATCTCGCATACTGGCTGATCGTCCTGGAAGGTGATCAGCAGAAACCCATCCACCGTCAGACCGTCCCGGATGTCCTTGTCGACCTCGTACTCCGGATTGCTGCTCTCAATCCTGATCGTGTACTCGTTGTTTTTCATGCCCATGCCCCTCTCTTTTTATATGATCTTTTCTCCTTTTTCGCGTCTCCGCATGCCATGGGGCATCACACCATCCAGATCGGCGGCTGCAGAATCTCCTTATCCTGCGGCCGCCAGATGTGCAGGCAGTACGGGTGTATGTTGACGTACCGGCTCTCCGGCGGGTGGTACTCCACGCAGCACTCATCAGGCCGGAAGAAAATGCTTTTCACCGCGCACATCTCCTCCCATGTCGGGCACCGGCTCCCCAGGCTCACGCTCACATGATCCCATCCGCCGCCCCACGAAAAAACCACTCGCATCGTCCGCCCGTGCACGGTCACCCATCCGCACCCGCCGTCCCCGCGCCGCGCATCCAGGATCACCCGCGGGTCCGCCTTGACCTCATCCATCCGCCTCATTCTTCCGCGCCCCCGCCATCCTGTCCCGCCGCTTCGGCGATCACTTCCGCAACCCCGCTTTCCTCGGCCTTCTTCTTCAGCTCCGGGTGCTCCTGGATCAGCTTCTCAATCTTTTCGCCCAGGCTGTCCAGATTGCTATCGACGTTGTTCACCTTTTTCAGGTTCTGATGGTAGGGCTTCCCCTGATTCAGGTCCTTGATCACGTCCTCCATGGCCATGATCTTCATCGCCATGGCGCTCTGCAGCTCCACCGTCAGCAACTCCAGCATCGCCGCCGGCGTCTGCTCCTTAAAGGCCCCGAACAAAATCTCGTTAAAGGTATCCAGATTCAGCGTCTTTCCCATTTTCCTGTTCTCTCTTTCTTTAACAGATCTCCAGGTGCTGCAGGAAGACCACGCTGTCCTCGATGTGGTCATCCATCCGCCGCGCCAGCTCCAGATCCGCCCGGTCCTGCGCCGTCTCGTCATCTCTCCCCAGCACCAGCTGCGCCTTGAAGACCAGCGTGTGCGCCCCGTTGGCCACAGCCCGCCGCTCCTCGTCCGTCATCTTCTCCCGGCCCCGCGCGATATACCCGTACATAAAAGCCAGGGCGTCAATCATCCCCTTGTACACGCTTCCCCCTCCTTCGCGGCCTTCAGCCGGTCAATTGTCTTAAACACTTCTGCAGCACACTCCGCGCACATGTCATGCTCGAACCAGCGCCCAACGCGCTCACCGTCCGCATATAAGGCAGGGCCTTCTTCCTCCATCCTGAAGCAATAGCTTTCCCCGGCCTCTACTGTGCGCCCGCACATGTCACACCTTGTCACCTTCACTCGTTCGCCCCTCCTGTCCGTCAAAAGCGACCACGTGGTCGCTTTTCAGCTCTCGCCGTCCTCGTCCTCGTCCTCGTAAAACCGCAGCCATGGAATACCCAGCACCGCGCCGATCCGCTGGGCCGTCTCGATCCGTGGACGGTTCACACCCTTCTCGATCAGCTGGTAGCTCTGCTGCACAATTCCTGACTGTTTCGCGACGTCCGCCTGGCTCATCCCCTTCGCGTTTCGCGCCTGCACCAGCCATTCTCTCATCACTTCAGCTTGTCACCTCCTTCGTGGGCCTCCATAATAACAGTTTATAACTGTTATGTCAACCCGCAAATTAAAGTTTTAACTGTTTGCGTTCACAGTTGCAAACTGTATAATATAGGTATATCCTTTAGAAGGGCGGTGAAACAATGGCCCAGAACAGATTTAAACAGCTCCGCGAGGAGCACGGCCTGTCCCAAATCGAGCTCGGGAACCGCCTGAACGTTACCCAGCAGTCCGTCTTCGCGTGGGAGCACGGAAAGTCTTCCCCGCAGATCCAGACCGCCATCCAGCTCTGCCAGCTTTACGGCGTTTCCCTGGATTATCTCATGGGGCTCTCCGATACGCCAAAAACAAAAGAGCCCGCCGTCATTTCTGACGACGAGCTCCTCGCTGATGTTATTTCCCGGATTCAGGATCTCCCTGATCCGGCCCTGTCTCGGGTGGCGGACTTTCTGGACGGCCTTCAAGCCGGTCGAGAAGTCGCCGCAGCTCAAGCAGCTGCTCCCGATCCAGCTGAAGGATCGCGTTCATAATTTCCTCTCTTGTCATTCCCGTTTATCCTTTCTGCCGGGGCGCCCCTGCTGTTTTCGGCCGCTGGCGGAATTATACCATTAATTTATACAAACAGAAAGGAGCTGTTCTGATTGTTTTCCTTTATCGCGACCATCATCTCCGCAGTCTGGATTAAGCAGCACCTCGTCGAGGTGCTGATCGGTCTCGCGGTGCTGATCCTCCTCATCATCCTCCTGGTTCGCCGCAGCCGAAAGCGCCGCGCCGCATATCTCGCCCTCCCGGTCCAGTTTATCGGCAACAAATCGACAAAAATATATCACGCTGCCGGCTGTCCGCAGCTCTCGAAGATCATCCCGGAGAACCGCATCGCCTTCCGGCTCCCCGATGAAACGGCCCGCATGGGATACCGCCCCTGCGGATCCTGCTCGCCCCGCTGGCCCAGCCAGAAATAACCGCTGACCGATAAATCACCGCACAGGAGGACCCCCATGAAAAAGCTGTTTCGTGTTGCCCTGTCCGCTGCCCTCGCCCTGTCTCTCATCCCCGCGTCCGCGGCCCTGGCTGCCATGTCCCTGGCCGAGCTGCAGGACTACGTATACACCCACGCCCCGGCCAGCGCCGCCGAAGTCCGCACCGAAGTCTCCGGCACAATCCTGGAGATTCACTGGGCCGGCGCCTCAAACCATTACGAGATGACCCTCGCCGTCGATGACGAGAAGGCCATCCCGCCCCTGGGCAGCGACAAGCCCCAGATCGCGGTCCACTTCCGCCTGCACCTGGACGCGGTCCCCTTCCAGGTCGGCGATCAGATCACCGTCTCCGGCACCCTGAACACCATGTACTCCTCCATGATCATCCCGAACATCCTGGCCGACAAAATAAACGGCAGCGAAGACTTCTGATCCCTGTCCGCATCTGTCCGCATCTGTCCACATTTTGTCCACATTTTGTCCGCATCTGCGCGCCACCTCAAAAGCGACCACGTTGTCGCTTTTCGTCTCCTTCTGTCGCTTTTCCTTCATGTTACTTTGCTTTTCTTCCCTCTTTGCTTAATATAGCCCGTCGCGCTTCCGCATCTTGTTACAGCTTTTTCGGCCCTTTGTAACGGTCGTAACAGTTCCGCTGTTACGCCGCGAGCCCTTATATTATAAGGGTTTGCGGGCTCTGTTACAGTTGTAACAGGAAAATAACATACCCCCCCTGCTATAGAATTTTTTTAGGAGGCCACATACATGGGCTACATCGAAAAGCGCGGGAAAAACTCCTGGCGCATCTCCGCGAAAACCACCACCGCATCCGGCGCTACCGTCTACATCCCCATGACCATCCACATGGACCCGGCCCTGCCGGAATCCGTCCAGCGCCGCGACGCCCAGCGCGAGCTGGAGCAGCTGGAGAAGCGCCTCAGTCAGTCAGCAGCCACCGCCTGGACCCTCCGCGACTGGTCGGAGGAGTGGATCTCGAAGCTGCTCCGCCCCGACTGCTCCCCCGTCACCATCGCAAACTACAGATACCTGCTGGATTCCCGGATCCTTCCCGCCCTGGGCGACTATCGTCTGGACGAGCTGACCCCGGCCATCCTCACCGACTGGCTGATCCGTCTCCGCGCGGATCCGCGCCGCACCACCCGCAAACCGGAGACACAGCTCCAGCGCGCCCGCCGCGAATCCGAAGAGCGGGCCCTCGCTCCCCGCGCGAAGCTGCAAAAACCCCTCTCCGCAAAAACCGCCCTCAACTATTACGGCTGTCTGTCCACCCTGCTGGCCGCAGCCGTCCGCATGGGCTATCTGGAGCACAACCCCATGGACCGCGTGCAGCGCCCCAGGAAGAAACGCACCCACCGCGCAGCCCTCACCGAAGAGGACGCCGCCCGCCTGATCCGCCTCCTCGATGCCCTCCCGGAGGACCGGCGCTGTTTCCGCCTGGCCGTCCTGCTGGCCCTCCTCTGCGGGCTCCGCCTGGGCGAGGTTGTCGCCCTCCGCTATTCGGACATATCCTGGACCGCCGGCACCATCGACATCTCCCGCGCCGTCAAGTACACATCCGCCACCGGCACCTTCACCGCTGACCCGAAAACCGATTCGGCCGTCCGTCAGATCACCCTCCCGCCGGCCATGCTGGACATCCTCCGGAAGAACATGCACCAGGACGCCGCTGACGAGATCGATATATCCGCCGAGGACGAGCTCGCCGGCAGGCGCCCCCGTTACCACCGCTCCGGCCACATCGTCCACAACCGCTTCGGCCAGCCCGTAAACAAAGACACGCCGAGCAAATGGTTCCGCGCCTTCGCCGAGGAAAACGGTTTTCCGTCCATCACCTTTCACGACCTCCGGCACGCGCACGCCTCGATCCTGGTCGCCCATAATGTGGACATTGCCGCGGTGGCTGCCCGCATGGGCCACTCCGACGCCACCGTCACCCTCAGCACCTACACCCACCCCTTCGCCGCCCACGATCAGGCCGCGGCTCAGATCCTCGACCAGCTGATCCGACCGACCCCGCCCGCCCAGGATCCTCCGGAGGATCAGCCCGCAGCCATCGCCCCAGCGGATCCAGCCGGCCCGCCTGATCCATCCGCCGCCATCTGACCGCTCCCGTTTCTCCCAGTTTCTCCCAGTTTCTCCCGTCCGGAGCCGTTGACCCGCAACGGTCTCCGGGTTTTTTGTTTGTAATTTTCTCCCAAGTTTTGGCCCGCCGATCGCCCTGGGCCCAAAACGCAAAAAACCCGGAAGCCTTATTTTTCAAGACTTCCGGGTCTGTCGAAGTGGCGGGATTCGAACCCGCGGCCTTTTGGTCCCGAACCGCACATGTAGACGAATAATGGCAGCCAGCAAAAAATAGGATACCCCTGCAAAAAACTGTTACTTCTGTTACAAGTGTGCAAACGTTGATAAACAAGGGCCGGCGGTATTTATATAATATGTAACTATCTGTAACATATGTAACAAATAGTTACTATATAATAGGCCCCCCTGGATTTTTCGCAGGTCCCACGCTGTAAAGGCTTG